GAGTAATTATATCTTACACCAGTTCGAAGGTTTACACAAACTTTGGGATACTCCCAAAAAACACACCAACAATCCTATGAATACATTGGTGTTCTTGTCATTAAATTTCTTTCCTATGGAAAAGCATAAGAAACTTTTACAAATGCTATTATAGAAGGATAGAAAGTCAATGTCAACGATTTTCTAAATTTTTTTTATGCAACAAAATTTCTAGTATCTAACATAGTAATCATTTATTTATGGGACGGTGTTCTATCGTCCCTTCCTCCTCCAGTTTATAACGGGCTTATTTTTTAGCCGTTAAAATATATCAAAAGTTTTTATGGGGCAGCCCCACGAACTAAATTTAACTTAGGGCGTACCGACTGCAACAAGAAAGGATTAAAAGATGGATATTAAAGAATTGAATTTAACAGATGAGCAGATGGCTCTTGTGTCTAAATATGTTCAGTCAGAAACAGATAAGGTGCGTACAGATTACAGTGCGAAACTTAAAACTGCCAATGATGAGATTGCAAGATTAAAGCCAGTTGAGAAATCTGATGCAGAGAAAGCATTAGAGGAAAGAATTTCTGCTCTCGAAAGTAAAGAGAAAGAACTTGCTAATAAGGAAAAGTCAATGACGCTTGCAAGCAAATTAAAGGAGAAAGAACTTCCAGAAGGATTAGCACAGTTCTTAAATGTCGGTGAGGACATGGATAAGACCATAGAAGAGGTAGGTGCATTGTTCGGTAACTACTTTCTCAACGGATCAAACAAGCCATCAAATCACCAGACCTCAAAAGGAATTACAAGGGAAGATTTTAAGAAGATGGGATATGCAGAGAGGGCAAAACTTTATGCAGAGAATCCTTCACTTTATCAAGCATTGAATAAATAGGTGGTGATGACCACTTATTCAATGAGAAAGGTGGTCTAATGGACGTAAATACAATTCAAACATTGATTACTTCTGTTGGTTTTCCTATTGTCTGTGTACTTGCTTTAGGATGGTTTATCTATAAAGCATTTGAGAAGTTCACAGCACAGTCAGAGAAGCGTGAGGAAAAACTTTACACTGTTCTGGCTAATGCACAGGAAACCAATGAAAGATTATCAAAGACAAACGCTGAGTTTGTGACGGTATTGAATACATACAAATCTGACCTTGAAGAGATTAAGTCAGATGTATCGGAAATTAAAGAAAATATGAAAGGTTAAATTAGGTGAAATTATATGAGTACAATTAACACAAATATTATAGTGCCTGATGTGTATTCTGCTCTCGTAAGAGAAAAGATTACAGGCAAGTGCAAGGTAGCACAGTTCCTTGTAAACTTAGGAGAACTCCACGGCAAAGTCGGTGAGACATTAACTATGCCTAAGTGGGGTTATATCGGAGATGCTAAGGATTGGGACATCAATACTCCTATGGATGTAACACAGATGAAGCAGACATCTACAACTGCTACAATCAAAGCAATCCAGGCACCAGCCGTAAAAGTTGCAGATTATGATTCTGAGGTGGAACTCGGAAATGCTATCAATGAAGCAGCAGAGCAGCAGGCAATCGCAGTGGGTAGAAAATATGATACTGATGCTATTGCAGAGGCATTAAAGTCCCCACTTAAATATAAGTTAGGTGCTAAGAACACTGTTACACAGGACGAGATGATTGCTATTCTCGGACTTTATGGTGACGACAGAGACAGTGCAGATTTTGATGCTATCGTTATCTCATCTCTCTTTGCACCATCTTTCTACAAGATGGATATGTTCACTTCTCGTGAGAGAACAATGACAAAGGATGGCAACGGTATTGCAGTAAACGGAATGATTGGTGAATTTCTCAACATTCCAGTTGTTTTATCTGACCGTCTCTATGATACAACAAACACAGAGGGATTTATCCTTGTAATGAAGAAGAACGCTATCTCTTACATTCCTAAGGAAAATCCATTCGCAGAAGCAGAAAGAAATGCAGGTCTCAGACAGACAACTATTTACTTATCTCAGTTCTATGCAATGTCATTAACTGATGATACAGCAATCGTTGTTGCTAAGACAGTATTACCTACAGGTAAATAAAATACACATAAAAAGAAAATCAAAAGAAAGTAAAGTTTCATTGGGAATAATTTGAATAATTATGGGGTGACTTATATGTGTATAGGTCGCTCCATTTTTTTTAGAAAGTGAGGGATAAAATGCTTAGTGGAGAACAGTTAAAATTCCTGAGATATTATAATGGTAAGACACAACAGCAAGTCGCTGATTGGTGCAATGTATCAAGAAGATATATCATTATGGTTGAACAGAATGAAGAAAGATTATCAGAGGAAACATATAATGCTTTTATCAACTGCATCTATGGCATTGGAAAGCCACTGCCAAAAGAACCAAGACCAAATCAGACCAGTAAAAAGAAGAAGTCAGGTGATGAGTAATGGGACTGCTCAGTAGAATATTTGGCGGTAAGTCCATTAGGTCTGCTGCAACTTCCGCATCATTTCTTGGTGCGTATCGTGAAGCAGGTGGACAATCTTATGACGGTGGTGGTTGGGGATTAGACAGATTCAACAGTATCATAGATGCTCACTCATCTGTAGACGATATGATAGAAGAATGGGGACTTGCTGATGAAGGTTGTCGGTATCAGTCATTAGATGGATATTCTAATCCATATACACAAGCATACCGTGAAGAAAGAGAACGTGCAGAAGAAGAAGCAGAGGTTCTTGCAATGTTCGGAGAAGAGATAGATGTAGAACTTCTAATTGATTGGGACTCTGTAGAAGAGAACGCTTATGAGTATGCAGAAGAACTTGCACAAGCATGGTTGGACGGTTCGGAATGGATGCCAGAGGAGTTGATGTCGTGGGCTTGGTGGGACTTGTCAGATCATAATATGTAAGGGAGAACACAATGACAGGAAAAGAATTTCGCAAATGGCGAAGAAGTTTAGAAATCTCTCAACAAGTGGTAGCCGATTATGCGGAATGTAACAAGTCAACTATCTGTCGTTGGGAGAAAGAACAAATCAAAATATATCCAGACCTATATTCTAAGGTAATGGATTTCTATAAAAATCATAAATAATCTTACGCACAAATCTGTGCGAAAAAATCACAAGAACAAAAGTCGGAAATGTATGAATAGGACATGGCGACTATAAAATAAAGGAAGAACTCAAAATCAGAGAGAAAGGCAAGGTGAAATAATTTGCAGAAAGAACGCAAGTATTTCATCTTCATTATGACTAACTGTCTGAGCGAATTATTTCGCCCAGATGGTGAACGTAATGAACGTGGAATATTTAAGTAAAGTACCTGAGTGGTATAAGAGTAATGAAAAATTTGATTTAGTATTGAGTGATGATATTGATTCACTCACAACAGTTGCAGTTGTACAGAGTGTACATCCAAACTGGAATGTAGAATACTTCTATGATTTCGATAATATCTATGCAAGTACAGATGCTTATTTCAAGGAAAATAAATCACGCACAAGAGTATGGTGTGATGTAGCGTTTTGTAGAAATGAAATGGCATTTGACAATCATATCAGCAGGAAAGATATAGACGACCATGTAAATCCTCGTTGTATCAATCCTAATATCTTAGCAAGCGTATCTAATTATGGCTATACAAATAAGTATGCAGGATCAACTGCTCTACTTGTTTGGTCTTTATACAATATCCCATTACCAAAAACAGAAGAAGGAAAGATGATGCTGCTTTGTATCGACAGCACATTCAAAGGATTTTATTCAAGCACATTCAAAGAGAGAAACAGATTCTTTCTTTGTGATGTATTGGATTTACCAGAATTATATGAGGTAGAGAAGCGTCACGACATTAAAGAATTTTATCAGTTAATGGACAAGTATGGACTGTCTCAGAAGATTAGATACAACAGCGAGACAAAACAGATTGAATCAAAGTTAGATGTCGCCACAATCAGCGAGAAGTTGGGAATAGATATATCTCTTCCAACAAAACAATATGACCATTGGAGAAGTTTTGAACAGAAACAGGTCAATATGTGCGGTGTGAAATCCATAAAAGATTTAGAGAGAGGATTGGTCACACTGGCTTTTACATTTAGAAATGTAGCAAAGTATTCTGTCTTGAAAAAGACGGCTTAATTGAAAATTGAATAGAGAATATATAAAGGGTGGCTACATTACAGTCACCCTATAACAAAAGAAAGGACACAGAAAGATGAACGAATATTTATTAGAAATGCAGTTGTCCACAGAGGACAATTTATCAGATGAAGAACTTATGATTATGAACTCGTACCAGAAGGTACGCACCAACAGAAAAAAGAAAATTCAAAAGGAGAATATTACAAATGGAAAAGAACACAATTATTATCTTTACTGCTAATAAGGCAAGAGAGTTATTAAAGGATGGATTTAAGGTGGTTGATATTAAACCCGACAAAACAGATTCAGATGGAAAGAGAAGCGTATTTGTATTTGAATATGCAGATGGAATTTTAGACAAGATTAAGAAAACAAAATAATAAAACCAGAGATGGGAACTCGTGCAAACGAGTCCTATCACTTATCTACTACTAATTCCTTATCTACTAATAATATGTGTCACAGATGATGCCATTTTATCTGTCCTGTTGTCAGTAGATTTGGACAACCATGCACATAAAAGGGGTATAGTTGTCGCCCTAGAAAAACACATAAAAAGGAGCATAAAAAATGAGATTATTTTTAGAAGAAAATTTGGTTACAGGAAACACATTAACACCTGATGGAGTGCTTGCATACATAGCACTGAGAAAGATGATGGATGAGAATATCTTTTTGAAGTCATTGGAGATTACAGAGGACTGTGTATCTATCAACAGAATGGCTTATACACTTGTTGGTGTAAGTGAGAAATATCCTAAAGCATTTACGGATGCATTGCAGCGTGGAATATACGAACTTGATGCCGTGGACAGGATTAAGATAGTGCAGTCATTTGGTAAAGGAATTGAGTTTGTATTGGATATAAAGAATTTATACTTTGATACTTCAAAGGAAGGACAGCATTTTGTCATGGTATCATCTGATGAGGTTGAGAGGATTCTGACACATGATGCAGATATGAAGAAGAAAATATCCATACTGAAATATTATGTGGCTCTTGTCAGTTCATTTGATTGGTCTGCCAATATGAAATGTAAGGATGGTATGCCTAATCTTCAAGGTAAGATTGGTCACATGACACAGGATTATGTTGGTGGTCTTGCCGGAATATCCGGGCGAACTTGTCAGAGATACAATGTGGTCTTAGAGGATGAGATGAAGATGATATACATTTATAGAAGTAACGACAAGATTAAAGAGGATGATTCTTTAAGACAGATTACCAACTGCTACAGTCGTTATGAGGACAAAGATTTATGTGAAATGTATGCATCTGACTTTGAGAATAAGATGGGATATAAGCATAGAATTGTCAGAACCAAGAAGAATAAGGAACAGGCAGATAATAACAGACGATTGGCTCAGATTTATAATCGTATCTGTGAAGGGTATGGAGATTCATATGATGAAGATACTATCCGCAATGTGTACAAATATGTAACCAATAAGAATAAGACCGTTATTGATGAGATAGATAAGAAGCAGTCACAGGAATATATGTCATCATCTGACAAGGATTATGTTAAGAATTTACAGTCCCAGATTAGAGACACACTTATCTTTGAACAGTACGCTTATCTCAATGAGGATTCCCAAGATGGGAACTCAGATGAGGATATTTGGGGCGAGATTGATGCTATCGAAAACGGCTATACAGTTGAAGAAAGATTAGAAATGCCTACTGCATCTGATGTGGTAGCGTAACCAGTTGGGGTGTCGGTAATGCCAACATCTTTTTTGGTTCGCCAAAATTGGCGAGTGGATTTCCACTCTTATGTGGAACAGATTAACTTAGAAAGTGAGGAACATTAGAATGAAAACATTTGAAGAATTAACTTATTTCGTGGACACAAAAGAATATATGAAAGCATATGGCAAGGTTGTAGAATCTATTGATAATGCTGAGTTGGATAAAGCAAAGAATTATTTATCTCTCTTGAAATTAAGAGAGCAGGAATTGATTAAAAGCATGAGTTATGAACTCAGAACTGAACGTGAAATGATTGCAAGTGGGATTGGATTAAAGGAAGGTGAATACTAATGACTAAAGAAAAGACAATTATGCAAGCATTAACAGAGGTTGTTCCTAATTATCTTGCGTCATATCTTTGTTGGTATTACTCTGATCCGAACAAAAGAATCAGTTGGGATGAACTTTGTAAATCTGATGCTAACTTTAGAAGTAAAAGCGGTGAGAATAAAACAGAAGATTTTGCGGAGCAGAACTGGCTCATTAGAGATGATGTTCAGAAAGCAATGATTATCTATTTACAGTATATGAAGCGTTATAACTTTATGAAGCGTTATCAGGAGATGAATAAGAAAGCATTAAGTGGTGATGTGAACAGTGCTAAATATGTTGATGAGATGGACAAGATTCTGGACAAGATGAGTGTAGATAAGAATACAGAGAGTGAGATTGACAGATTGCTAGAGGGGGTGACAATCAATGGAAATTAGTTTAGCCAATGCCAAGAAGTTAAACTGGCTGTGGCAGGACGAACACGAGATTGAGTGGATTGAAACCTTTGTCAAGATTATTGACAAATCTGGTAAAACAGTTCCGTTCAAATTAACACCTGAGCAGAAAGCATTTATTAACGGACTGGCTCATAAGAATGTGATTTCAAAAAGCAGACAATTGGGTTTGAGTGTATGTTGTGCTGGCATTTCCATCAGAAGATGTGTGTGCCATCCCAATACAACCTGTGTACTTATATCACACTCTCAGGAGAGTACCAATAAAGTATTCGGCAAGTTGAAGCAAATGTTCTATTCTCTTCCTGATTGTATAAGACCAGAATTGTTGACCAATAACAGACAGGAATTATCTTTTGTGAATGGTAGCAGAATATCATGTCAGACAGCAGGGAACAAAGATTTGTGCCGTGGAGACACGATTAACGGAGTTTTACATATGTCTGAGTATGCAATGTGGAAGAATCAGGAAGGACAGATGCAGTCACTTATGCAAGCAGTAACCGAATCTGCGACCTGCATAATTGAAAGCACGACAAAGGGCTTCAACTCCTTCACAAGTACATATATGCAAGCAAGGAATGGTGAGAATGATTTCAAGCCATTCTTTTTTAATTGGATAAATGGACGCACATTATTTGAACCTCAGTACAAGTTGGCGGTCAAGTCGTGGAAAGCGAGACATAACGGTAAGATGCTTACAGAAGATGAGTATGATGAGGAAGAAAAATCTCTTGCCAAGTTGGGTATGACACCTGAACAGGCAGTATGGAGAAGAGGAAAAATATCTGAATCATCATTAGATGCTTTCCATGAAGAATTTCCAAGCACATTTGAAGAGAGTTGCATTGTAAGTGGTTCATCTGTATTTGATAACAATAAGGTTATCAGATTACAGCAAGCAATAGTGCAGCAGAACATCAAGCCATTATCACTTGATAAGATAGTTGGGATTCCCCAAGTGTTACGACCTTATGTATCTAATCGCAATCTGAAGGTGTGGCAGATTCCAAAAAAGGGAATACGCTATGTCCTCGGCTGTGATGTTGCTGAAGGTCTTGGCGGTAAGAGAGATAGTTCTACCATTTATGTATCGGATAAGGATGGTGTACAGGTTGCGGAGTTCAAGTCCAATAAGGTAAAGCCATACGAATTTGCGGATATAATTGATGCAATGGGTAGATGGTACAATAAAGGATTGCTCGTGGTGGAGAAAGCATCAGGCGGTCACAGTTGTATTGAGAGATTAAGATACGACAAGAAATATATGAATATGTACAAATATAAGTGCTATGACGAGTTTAAGAGAACCATTTGGAAGGTTGGATTTGATACCAACAACAAGACCAAGAGTATTGCGGTCAATGATATGCGTGAGTGGTTCGATAAGGGGCTGATTGACATACAGAGCAATGATTTACTGGAAGAGATGAAAACATTCGTTGCAGAGGATAACGGAGCATTTAATGCCGTTGTGGGTTCACATGACGACCTTGTGAGTGCTTGTTGGTTATGTATTGCAGGAATGAAATCTGCTTTCTGGTATCCGTTTTAGAAAGGAGAGACAATGGACAGATTAGATTATTATATTGAGAAACAATATGGCAATGATCCTAAGTGGTTTGAAGAGGAAATCATTCAGGGCAGCCATGCGCAGAGGATAAGTAATGTTATTGCCAATAGAGATTATTTAAGTGGCAGACATAAGGTTTTACTGCGTCAGGACAGCCAGTATAAGGGCAAGACATTAGTTGTTAATAAAACAGTGATTAACTATGCTAAGACCGTTATTAAGTTCCATAATACGTTTTTATTAGGACATCCGACTGCTTTATCCTGCAATGATGAACATACGCTGAATACATTTAATGACATCTATAAGTTAGGACAGTATGCTACTGTTGATTATGAGATTATAGACCGTGTAAATAAGTTTGGTGACGCATATGAAGCAATCTATGTGGACAATGGAACGATTAAGAGTAAGGTGCTTGATAATGCTTGTAGTTATCCTATGTATGACGATATGGGTGAGTATATTGCCTTTATAGAGCATTGGACAGACGCATATACGGCTATTTCATTCTGGAATGTATATTATCCTACATATGTTGAACATTGGGACAATGAGGGTGGAGAAATGCGTTTAACATCAACAGATAACAGTGTTGGTCTGCCTATCCATTATCATAATTTCAATGATGAGGATTATAACTTCGGTGTGGCTTTACTGAATGATATTAAGCCAATTATGGACGCATTAGAAGATGTTATGGCTAAGATGAGTGACAGTATCTATGTGAATGTAATGAATCCTATGCCTGTGGCTATTGGACAGCGTATAGAGAGTTCTATTCCTGCGGATGCAGTTGGTTATGTAATGAACCTTGATGTGGGTGATTTCAAGTATGCTAATTGCTCATTGGATTATAACTCAATCAAGTTATATCTGGATAATATGAAGCAGTTCCTTAATGATGTGGCTTGTATGCCATCTGTATTAGGTTCTAGCACTAATATTGCGAATATCTCAGAAGTTAGTATGCAAATCTTACTGATGATGGCAAGTGTATATGCTGATGAGAATAAGAAGTGGCTCAATATTGGATTCCAGAAACGATTTGAGATGTTTCAGAAGATACTTGGTATGCAGGGAATTAAGGTGGATAGTGATGTAGAAGTCATTTACAATGTGGCTATGCCTGTTGCATCTACTGAAATGATTGCTAATCTGAAAACACTTCAAGAGATGGGAGCAATTAGTAAGGAAACAATTATGGAAAAGACCGAATATGTCAGTGATGTAGAAGTCGAAAAGAAGCGTTTGAGTGGTGAAAATGTTTCACAAGATGTTTCACAGAAGGTTGATAATCCTAGTGAAGAAGTAGAGATTAAATAAATGTTTCACGAGTGAAGTTAAATTAGCGTCTATATGTGGTATTTCAACATAAATATGCACACTATATATAGACGCATTTTGCTTGCCGTTCCGTCCAAATGGACACATCGGACGCATCAAAACTGGACAAATTGACAAATCCAACAATAAATTCGGTCTGATTTGCGATATGACACTGTACTGTGCTAAAGTAATTTGAATTGTAGATACATCAGACACAATTCCATATTCATCAGGCAGAAAAGAGTGGATAATAGTTAAGTATTGTACACTGTTCAAAACTGGTGCTACGGTATTTTCACATTTTTCCGTGGGATTAGGGGGTATCAGAGAGACTGTTTCAAGTTTTGTGTAAAATCAAAAAACTGATATAAGATTTGTTGAT